CGCGGAAGTGTCGAGCGTACTTGACGTGGTTCTGTCTCTGTGGTTAACGGTATCATGGAATGTCCTATCTGATCTCTATCCCGCACGAAGGAGCGTCCGCATGCAACCACCGATGAATCCCGCGATTGATATGGGGCCCGACAGTGGAAAGCCGGTCGAGGAATCGCCTGACTCCTCACTCGGCTATCGTGTCTGTTTGGATTGTCTGCCGGACGGGACCTACCGTGTGTCCCGCCAACCCCTGACGCCGGCCGAGGACTCCGAGGATATGGCTGGTCGACCGATGAGCGAGGGGGACTCCTATCCGTCATTTGAGGAGGCCCTCAAGGCCGTGGTGGCGATCGTGCAGGAGAACCCGATGGGCGAGGACACGGAGCAGGCCGGGTTCGAGGCCGGCTATCCGCCGCCGGCAGCGCGCGCCACCGCGGCACCTGCGGGACCGATGAAGTCGCTGGCGAGGCGCACTCCAGCTAGGAGCCCGATGACGGCATGAGAGCCGCGATTGTCCTGACCGACATCGGGCCAAGTTCTCCCACTGGTGGGTTTGATCTCCGCTGTGAGTATGAAGGCCCAAGGCAATCAGCTAAGCCAGATGGGTGGAAACTGGCGAATGATACCTGTTTTAATCCTGACTCTCCCTCGCACCAGGCCGCCCGCATGATGATTAAGCACCTGGAAACTCAGGGCGAGCAGCGCGGCCAAACCATCGTCAAGACCACGGATCAAATTGTCGAAATGCACGAGGACGCCAAGCAGGCGCGGCGGGAACTGGTCTGCTGCCTGTACGAGTGGCTGGGGACGTATAAGATGCAGCTTCCTGTCGATGCCATCGGCTCGTTGCAGGAAATCCTCGGGCCGTTGCCGACGCGCAACGTAATCAATCTGGACGCGGTGCCGCACGCGAGGAATGCGCACGAGGCGGAGCGGAACTGATGGTCACGATCCGGCATGTGTTCCAATGTGATGTTTGCGGGCGTCAAGCGACAGATAATTACCCGAACGAGATGGCGTGGGGTATTGATTGGAAACAGCCTACTCTGCCGGGTGGATGGAAGATATTGATAGACAGTAAAAGCCGTATCGGTAAACTCATCTGTGCGCGGCATGTGTGCGACATCCGCGATGCGCGGTATATCGAGATCATTGAGGCGGTGGTGCCGCGACGGGCGGGGGTGGGGGCATGAGGCCACCTGCTAACAGGTCAAAAACAGGTCAAATTGGTCGGGAAGCGACCATGTTTAAGTCCGGGCGATCCGGGAATCCGTCGGGTCGGCCCAAGAAGACGCAAGAGGAATGCGACCTGGAGGCTGCGTGTAAAGCGCGAACGTCCGCCGCCCTGAGGGTGATCGAGTCCCTTATGCTCAGCGCCGACAAGGATAGCGTGCGCCTGGCTGCCGCCGCGTTTATCATCGAGCGTGGATACGGGAAGCCGGTGCAGCGGAACGAGCATAGTGGCACGAATGGCGACCCCATTCAGCACAGCTTGGAGGTCGTCTACAAGTGACGGCCGTGGCTGAGCGCAAGACGATCGTGGAGTTGCCGAAGAAATTACGGTTTCTCCGGGATGCACACCGCTATAAGGTCGTGCATGGTGGCCGCGGCTCCGCCAAAAGCTGGTCGTTTGCGCGGCAACTCCTGGTGCTAGGCACCGAGAAGCCGCTCCGCATTCTGTGCGCCCGTGAAGTACAGGAATCCATCAAGGAATCCGTCCACAAGCTACTCTCCGATCAGATCAAGGGCCTGGACCTCTCTGACTTCTACGCGGTCTATAACAACGCGATCCTCGGCAAGAACGGGACGGAGTTCTCCTTCACCGGACTCCTGGAGCACACCGTCACGTCGATCAAGTCCTATGAGGGGGTCGATATCTGCTGGATCGAGGAAGCGCAAACTGTCTCTGGGGAGTCGTGGAATATTCTGGTCCCCACGATCCGCAAGGAGGGGAGCGAAATCTGGATCAGTTTCAACCCGGAACTGGACACCGATGAGGTCTATCTCCGGTTCGTGGTGAAACCGCCGCCCGACGCGATGGTGGCGGAAATGAACTGGCGCGATAATCCGTGGTTTAACTCCGTCCTGGAGGGCGAGCGGGCGCACGCGAAAGCCACGCTCGACGAGGACGAGTACAACAACATCTGGGAAGGTCAGACGCGCAGCGCGGTCGCCGGCGCGATCTACGCGCAGCAGATTCTCACCATGACCCAGAAGGGCCGGATTACACAAGTCCCCTACGAGCCCCGCTTGCAGGTGCATGCGGTCTTCGACCTAGGGTGGAACATGGTCTGCGGGCTGTGGCAGCGGGGCCTGGGTGGGGCGCTGCGCGGGATCGGTTATATCGAGGAGCGGGATAAAACGATTGACTGGATGGCGGCCACGCTCAAGGATATGCGGTTGAACTGGGGAGCCGTCTGGTTGCCGGCGGACGGGTTTGTCCAGAACTATCAGCATCCGACAGGGAAAAGCGCGGAGGAGATTTTCAGGGCCGCCGGGTTTACCGTGCTGGCCATTCCGAAGCTGCCCACGGTTGAGGCGGGGATACGGGCTGCGAAGATGATGTTTGGGCAGACGTACCTAGACGCCGACGCAATGGCCGCGTTCATCGAGCACGTCAAGCGGTATCGGCGCCATGTGAGTAAGGCCGGGGTGATCGGGGACCCGTTGCACGATGAGCACTCGCATGCCGCGGATATGTTCCGTTACACCGCTCAGGCAGCGGAGTCCATGACGAATGAGAGCGATCCTCAACCGGTCCTCGTCCCTGCCTATGAGCCGTTCGATACAGCGACGGGGGTGTTGGGGTAGGGCCGTGGTCAGAATGCGAGACAAACAGTACCCAGACTTACAATACGTTATCTACGGGGAAGGGACACGGTGGGACGGTACGCCCGTGTATCTCGTGTACGAAGGGTGGCTGACTAAAGACAGGCTTGAACCGATCCCGGCGGATGGTGCGTTGACCGGTGAGAAGGAATTGACATGCCGTTGATGCAGGCCACCAGTAACGCCGCGCGGCGGGAGAATATCCGGCGCGAGATAGCGGCAGGGAAGCCCGTGAACCAAGCCGTGCGGATCGGCTACGAAGTCCAGCGGCGGGCGAAGGCCAAACAGAAAGTAACGCGGTAGGGGGGGGGAGCACATGCCGGACTACATTAAGCACTTTGGCCGCATGGTGGAGGACAGTGTAACTAGGCCTGCCAATACCACGGCCTACACGGCGGGCGACGTTGTAACTGAGGGCACAGCCGATGCGTTGGAGTTTCTCTGTGATGAGACACGCACCGGTATGAACATCATTCACTCGGCGGTCTGCGTCTCGTCTGCCAACCAATCGACGAAACCAGACTTGGAGTTGTGGCTCTTCGATACCGACTTGACGCCGGCGGACGATAATGCCGCCTTCGCCCCGACCGACGCACAGATGCGGACGCTGGTCGGCATCATTGATTTCCCTGTGGGGTCGTTTAAGGTCGGCAATGCGGGGTCGGGCGCAGACGGCAACGTGGTCTGCGATGTCCAGAGTCTCGATATCGCCTTTTTCCCCAAAGCCAGCGGCGGCATGCTCTACGGGGTGCTCGTGGTTCGCAATGCGTACACGCCGGTCTCGGCTGAGCGGATTGATATTCGGCTGGGAATGATAGAGTGATGAAGCGGCCCACGCAAACCGAGGCCATTCTTGCAGTCGCCACCCTGCTTCTAGTGGGGACGCTGGTAGCGGCTCGCCTGGAAGCCCAGGAGCCCGTCCCGGTGGACCCCCTCACCCAATGCCGGGCCTATCTCGAGCTGGTCGTGAAGGACCGGGCGAACGCGCAAACAGAGGCGGCCTACTTTGCGGCGCGGGCGCGGGAACTCCAAGAGGCGAACAAGGCGCTGGAGGCGAAGGTGAAGGCCTTGGAAGCGAAGCCGGAGGGCCATGCCAAGGAGACGAAGAAGTAGGTGATTATTGATCCTGTCACGGGCAACCGGGTGAGTCCGGCGGTCTTTCGCCGGTTCACCGCCGCCACTCCGCGCCTGCTCTGGCTACGAGGACCGAGACCCGCGCGGGCCAGTGACGCGCAGGCGCGAGCGCGAGGGCAGCGGATGGTCATGGCGTACCTGGTGGGCATGGCTACCCCTGAAATCGGCCCCCTGTTTGGCGTGAGCCCACAACGAGTCAACCAAATTCTTCATCGGGAATTGCACAGACAGTGTGAGTGGGCCGGGCGATGGATGGTGAGGCCGGCATGAGGACCCGCCGATTTACCGCCGCCTTCACGGGGCAGTTGTCGAAGGTGCAGGACATCAGCTTGCCGGGAACGAAGCTGCGGGTCGAGCAAGGCCATGAGTATCTGTTGGAGATTATGGACGGCGGACAGGGGCGGTTGACGGACTTAACCCTGACCGGCCAGGATCAGGCCACCAGTCAACCGGTGCCAACCTGATGTCGTCGGGTCGGGTCCATGAGTTCGAGGATGTGATCATGTATCTACGTGAGACTCGTCGATTGGGTGGGTTGTATGGTAAGATCGAGCTAACCTTTCGCGGTCAAGAGATTGTCTATATCCACGATAGTCGTGGGTATCAGCCAGGGGAACTCCCCCTGGTGAAGTGTAGTCAGTAACCACATAGCCCTCCCGTAGGGAGCGCGGGAAGTACCCGAGCCCTATTGAGCCGGTCGGTGACCGGCTTGGTAGGGCTTTTTGTTTTCTGGAGGTGCCCATGCGAACAGACATGAATCCCCTCTATGTTTCTCCCTACCTGACGGTCCTCTGTGACAAGACTGGCCGCCCCCGTGGCGTCCAGGACCACACCGGCAAGCGCGATACGATTTGGCTGGAAGACTCCATGCTGGAGCAAAAGGCGGGGACGCCCCGGTACGTGGACTTCCGTAGTGCGTCTGACGGCGGGAAGGGCTCGGCCAGCAACGACGGCCTGAGCCCGGAAACTCCCCTGCTCACGATGTCCGCCGCCATCACGGCGGCTCAGAACTATGACTCGATTGGGTTCGTCGGACGGTGTACGGAATCTGGCCTGACGTTGAATAAGGTGGGCGTCCACATCTACGGCATGGGCCAGCACTACGGGACTCAGTGTATTTGGAATCCCAGCTCTGACGCCATCGCGATCACACTCCAAGCCAAGGGGTGCATATTCTCCAACTTCAAGGCGGAGGCGGGAGAGACCAAGCCGTTCATTAAGGCGCATCGTACCAGCGGGGCCGTCAACCCCGCCGATCTCTGGCTTGTGAACATCGAGGGCAACACCGGGAAGTACCTCCTGGAGGCCGTCGATATCGATAACGTGCATCTGATCAATGTGTTCGCGCACGACATGGACACCCCCATTCGATGCCCCAGCGGAGAGTCGAAGCGGTGGCTGATAGCGGGCTGCCGGTTCTTCAACAACCTGAACCACGTGATCGCCCGCCTCAACGACAGCGAGGTGGTGGGGTGCCGGTTCCAGGCCCAAGGCACAAGCCAAACCGCGACCACCAAGTTGGACCTACGCAACGGGACGACTGGCCGCAACCTGGTGCATCAATGCTTCGTCGGTGGCACGTTCTCGAACGCCGGCGGGTACTACGCGGGCAGCAACGATGAGTGGGTCAATAACTGGAACGTGGGCGGACTGCGACATGGAAATCCGGCGTAACCGGATCGGGTTCATCGGGTGGTGTCTGGCGGGCGCACTCCTCGCGGGGTGCGCTCTGCCGCACACGCGGGTCTACATCCCTGACCCGGCGCTCAAGCCCGACACCGTGTTGGGCTACCAGACCGAGCAGAACCGCCACGACATTCGGCTGTATCCGGGCGAGCCCGCCCTAGTCGAGATGTGGGTGGAGGAGGCGTTCCCATTCGGGCAACTCCGCCATAGCAAGTGGATGACGGGTCCCTACCCGTTTACGTCGGATGTCTGGTTTCCTGGCGGAATCCCCATGCACAAAGGGGAGTCGTTCGGGGTGCAGGTGTACGACGGGGTGAAGGTAGAAGGCGGGAAGTATCGGGAGTTTCGCCGGAACGGGTGGTCGTGGACCCCGCTGGAGTTTCACGCACGGAGCCTGTGCAAACTGCGCGGGATCGAGGACTGCTGGCCGAGCGAGCAACATGGCGTGCGGGGCAAGAGCGACCTAGAGCCCGGCGTCGTCTGCCCCGTTGAGAACATGGCGGGATGCTGATGGAGCAGGCACTCACGCGGCGCGGCGGTGCCTACTACGTGGATGTGGCGGTCTATCCCATGCGGCGGATCGACGGGGCCTGGACCGTGACGCGGTATGGCGGCTCGTTCACCGAGCGGCAACTGCATCGGTGGCGACAACGCTGTACCGCCCAGACACTCGTGCCGGTCCAATTCTCCTGGCAGGGCCGGTGCTGGCGAGGGACCGCACGGGTCCTCGCTGTGGATGCTTCTGGGCACATCGTCTTCGATGGTTGCGGGGTATTGCGAGAGGTACGCCGAAAAGGAGAATGGACATGACGCGCAATGAGTTCATGTCAAGGGTGTTGCTGGCCGGCGTGGTCCTGGTCACGCTGAGCGGGTGCGCCATGTTGCAAGGCGACAAGCTGGAGATGCTCCAGGACAAGATCGAGCTGGCGGTGGGATCCCTGGGTGCCGGTGAGTGGAAAGTCTCGGGGGCGCTCTCGAAGGACGGGATCACCTACGGGACGGCCGAGATTTCGTGGACCTGTCGGAAGGGCAGCGAAGGGAAACTAGCCGGCTGTTCGGAACCCGTGGTGGCCTTCAAGCCGTTGCCGTAGGGAGCCAGATGGATCTGAGCCTTCAATTACCGGACGCGATTAAGCGGCTGCTTCGGCCTGTCGCTGAGCGGGAGGAGTCCGTCAAGCGGAGACTAGAGGCGTTTGGGCGGGCTATCGCCGACAAGCGGAATGAGGCGGTGAAGCATCGGCGGGGCTGCGGGATTGAGGATGTCTGGGATGTCTGTCGGGACGCCTACATTGGCCACGATGAGGCCAATCGCGGCTCCTTTGGCCCGAACAAATGGGTCAAGCCAATGACGACGGATGGGCCGGTCGTGGTCGATCAACCAGGCAAGGCAGAGAACCGCCGGTCCACGGTCTTTCCACCGCTGACGGCGCGGTATGTCGATGCCGGTGCAGCCAAGGTCAGCGAAAGCATTATTTCGCCGGATGACAAGTCGTTCAGTTTCGAGCCGACCCCGGTCCCGGACTTGGCGAAAGGGCAGGACGATCTGACGCCCGTGGAATCCAAGAGCGTGCCCGGTACGTTCCTGGACCGAGCCGCCACGCCGGAGGAGATCAGTCGGATGCCGGGGTTGCCGGCTGGCCAAGCCCCCGGACCACAACCGGAGACGTGGCCGCCCCGCGTGCCCCTGACGACCAAGGACCTCGTGGAGGAGGCGTACCGGCTTGCAGAGGAGAAGGCGAAGAAGGCTGAGCGACGGATCGAGGACTGGCTGATCGAATGCGGCTACCGAAAGGAAGCCCGGCGGGTCATCCGCGACATGGCCACGTATGGAGTCGGCGTGCTCAAGGGACCGTTTGCCTCGCGGGTCAGGGGGCAATCCGTCTCCGTGATTAAGGGGCAGAACGGGGCGAAGGACCGCATCCTGTACCAGATGTCCGAGAAGGTGCAGCCGGCGGTTCGGCGGATCAAGCCGTGGAATCTTTACCCGGACCCCGCGTGCGGGGAGAACATCCACGATGGCGACTACATCTTCGAGGTGGACCGGTTCTCACCCAAGCAAGTCCGCGCCCTCAAGAAGCGCAGGGGCTACCACAAGGACTTGATTGACCTGGTGCTGGCGCAGGGT